CTCGGAATCGCATCAGGCCGACTCATCGAATCCATGGATATCATCAAGCTATCCGAAGAAGAGGGGGCCATCATCGATCCACAAACAGGCGTGAGTGACGCCTCGTCCATTATGCTTCTGGCGGCTGGTGATGAATACAAAGATGATGCCCAAAAACGCCTTCAGGGTAAGAAGAATCGTCGCATTGTGCTAATCATCGATGAGCTTCAAGACTGCGCGGCTTCTGTGATTACCCAAGCTATCTGGGGATTTAAGGGAGCCCAAGAGTTATACGTTGTCGGAGCGGGCAACCCCGCATCCATATTCGACCCCCACGGGAAGTTCTGCGAGCCCATCAAAGGGTGGATGAGTGTGGACGAGGATACTCCGAATTGGAAAATACGGGTGGCGGGTATTGAGGGGATCTGTATTAGATTTGATTCCGAAAAAGACAATCCCAACCAGAAGGCTTTTGAAGAAGGCAAGGGACTACGCTACCCATTTCTTCCTAAACCCAATGATGTGGCTTTGGCTAAAAAGGAACTTGGAGAACTCAACCCCCAGTTCTGGCGCAAGTTTAGAGGTTTTTGGCCACCCGCAGATGCCGATGATTCCACGATTGTCTCGGATATCCTTTTGGCTCGCCATGGGGCCTTGGATAAGCCCATCTGGGATGGGACGCCGAAAGATATAGCAGGAGTTGATCCTAGTTACACAGAGGGCGGAGACCGCTTCGTCTTTACCCACCTCAAATATGGGAAGTTAATATCAGGCAAGTGGGCTATAGGGGTAGAGAAACAGTATGTCCTCAACCGAAGGGCGGGTTCTCAGGAAGACTTCCAGTATGAGATGATCCAGCAAATTAGCGACCTCGCTCGCAAATTGGGCATCCCGAATCAATGGATAGGAGTAGATGCTTCTGCTGGGGGTATCTTCTGGTCCATCGGAGAAAGGGAACTGCTCAAGGGCTGGCATGCGGTCTCCTTCGCGGGCGCGGCCTCGGATCTGCCTGTATCGGCTCAATATGCCATGAGAAACGAGGTTACGGGAAAACCCCAAGTCGGCAAGGAACTCTTCCACAATATGGCGTCTGAACTCTGTTTTGCCGCCCGCTACTTTTTGGAGTGCGAGCAACTCAAGGGGATAACTCCAGATTTGGCGTGGGAGATGACCCAGAGAAAGTATGCCAGAAGAACGCGGAAGATCATCATCGAAAGCAAAACCGACATGAAAAAACGGATTGGAAAGTCTCCCGACTTGTTTGACTCATTTGCCGTAGGATTATTCGAGGCCCGTAAAGTCTTCGGAGCCATGGCGGGATCTGAGGCAATAGAAGAAAAGAAACGAATCAACAAAGAGACGTTCAAGAAACTCAAACAAGCCTTGACTTTGCGTAGGCAATGGTAGAATCTAACCTGATTTTCTATGGCTCAATTACCCATCGCGGAAGCGGACATTTGCATCTTTCAAGGGGCAACCTTCAACCAGACGCTTTTCTATGAGACGGGCGAGCCATCGGCTCCTGTTAATCTGGCTGGATTCACGGCCAAAATGCATATCCGCTCAAAGCCCGAATCCAAAGCCCTAATTCTTGAACTATCTACTGACAATGGTAGAATTGTTCTGAATGAAACTACAGGATCTATTAGATTATTTATTTCGGACGAAGACACAGCGACCCTCTCAGTCTGTGACAAAGCCGTATATGACCTTGAACTATACAACGCGGGTGTCACAATCCGAATGGTGCAGGGCAAGGTAATCATCTCTCCCTAAGTTACCCGGTAATCCCCAATGAGTAAGATTTGCATCCCCATTCCAAGCTCCAGTGTGATTGGTGTTAGCTCAACCCCAATTACTACTCCCAGTATCAACATCCTTCGGGTAGAGCCGTCGATTACCGGACTAATTGGTGGAGCGGCGACAGATTTGGACGGACTCAATACAGTCAGCGGGAACTATGCCGTTGGTATTGTTTTGTTTTTGGTAATCAGTGGAGCCCCAGCGATTTACCAATTGACCAATGGAACGGATGAAACCAACAATCCTTGGGTGATCAGGCCCAACGATTATGCCAGCCAGACAGGGACCAAGCGGGTTTGGAAACGATTAATGTAACGATGAAAGCTATTCTCTCTCTTATTATTTCGGGGGCCTTGGTTGTTTCAGGCTACGCGCAAACTCGCAATGTGCTTGTGGGAACCAATAATACGGTTGTCCAGCCCACCAACTTCTGGAGCGCCGATGCTTCCAATGCGCGGACTGGATTGGGTCTTGGAACTGCCGCGACAAATCCCGCATCCGCATTTCAACCATCTTCGGCCACCCTGAGCAATCTGGCCTCCAGTAATGCGGTTAATCTGACCAATCTACGAGCAACCAATTTGGTTGGACTGATTCCAGCATCCAACATTCCCGCAACCACACTGACCAATATTGGAGGAACGCTGGCCATTACTCAGGGTGGAACGGGGGCGACAAACATCGGAAATGCGCGAACCAACCTTGGGGCAACCTCTATTGGTGATGCTGTTTTTACAGCCACCAACGCCGCCGCAGCCAGAACCGCCATTGGGGCACTGGCAACCAATGGAGATGCTACAAGCCTGACTAACTTTCCCGCAAATCTTCTTCGCACCAACGGCAATGGGTCTGGTCTTGCCAACTTAACTGCCGCCAATATTACCGGAACTGTTGCCTTGGCCTCCAACGTTACGGGGACCATTGCCATCACCAACGGCGGAACTGGAGCCACCAATGCAGCAACGGCCCGCACCAACTTGGGCCTTGGTTCAACCAATGATATCACCAATAGAACTTTAGTTTTGCCGCAGGCTGATGGACTTGGCGCGTCTACCGCTTATGGAATCCAATGGCGGAGTATTTATCCATCAAGCAATGGATTGATTGCTTTGAGCGGAACTGACGATCAAGGGCAGACAACGTTCCGAATTTCCATTGGAACAATGAGCGGAACCACTGCTGAAGTTGCGCTCTTCAATTCCAATCGGGTGACGTTTTACGAGCCACTGGATTTCAACAACACAACCAATGCCGCCACTACCCGCACAAATTTGAGCCTTGGCTGGGCGGCACTGACCAACACTACGGCATCGGGATTCGGCGCTGCCCTCTATGGAAGCAATACCAATCCAGTTTTAGTCAACACCAACGGAGAGGTGGTAAGCCCGACGAACTTTTGGCAAGTGGCCCCGATTGTCACGCGGTTTGTGGAATTTGACCCGCCCACCAACGCATCAACAAATATCGTCGCAGCCCGAAATCTCCACATCCACAGTCTGGCAATATCCAGAACGGGGGTTACATCGACCATCGCCCTCCCTACTAACAACGTATTCAGCGGAGACATTGCACTAGTTGTCCATGAAGGACCAACATCTAGTGTGACAGCGGTAAGAACAGCGGGCGCGGCAACCAACCTTATTACCTTGAATAAGCTGGATGAAGCTGTGGAATTTGTCTACTACAATAACGTATGGCAATTCAACCACAATCAAGCTTTCATTGAACCCATCTACTTCTCTGGAACCAATGCATCTGCCAATGTGGCGGCAAGCAGAACCAATTTGGGTCTTGGATGGTCTGCGTTGACCAACACTAACGCTTCGACAACTTTACTTGGTTTTAATGCAAGTGGCCAAGTTGTTGCAAATACAGGCACAAATGTGCTGACGTTCACCAATGAAACAACGTTTGGAGATTTGATATTAGATAATGCAAATGGGTTAATATTTATTCCTGATCTAGATGGCGCAAAGGATGTGTTCTATTTTGATACAGGAGTTGACGGCAGTGACGCTCAACGCGCCAGAACCAACCTCGGCCTACCTCTGGCGGCTCTTACCAATACTAATAATTCCAAATTCCAAGAGGCCATTTTTGCAACCAACGCAGCACCGACAAATGCTGGAAACTTTGGCGATCATACTGCTTGGATGGGGGTTAGTATTGTTACCAATGGCGTGACTAACGTGTTTAAAATCCCGCTATATAAATGACCAACTACTGGAAACTTGAGCGTGATATCGATATCGTCCAAGGAAAGACTTGGAACGCCAAGTTTCGTTATTTGAGTCGGTGTAGTTCTGGGCGCAAGCCCGCACCAGTCGATATGACTGGTTATACGGCGAGGATGGTGATTCGGGAATGCAAGGATGATTCGGCGTCTCTATTGGATCTCACCACCGAAAATGGGGGCATTACAATTACAATTTCCACTGGAACTATTGAGTTGGAAGCAACCCCGACACAAACATCCAATCTTACCGCTGGTGATGGAGTCTATGAGATAGAGCTTTACGTTGGGGCCGACGTGATTGGATTTGCCACAGGAAAAGCCAAAATTTACCAAGAAATTATCCGATAA